CCTTGAGGAGATGGATTAAGGGGAAAGGTAAAGGGTTTAAGGTTTTGGGTTTTTGTGATCCGTCAAAAGAGATGGGATCGGGAGTGCTGGGCTGAGGAAGGCTGAACAAAGCTGAACAGAGCTGACTGAATGGGTTTGGGCGGATGGGCGGAATTCTTGAGGATTGTTGTAATGATCAAAAGTCGATGCGAAAAAGTGGGATCGGCGATCCCATTTGTTTTGATCATTGGGGTGTGACAGTTGGGCTACTTAATGCGAAGGATGGCAATAAGCGGCGTGTGCCGGTGAGAGTGGTTTAAGGGTAGATTTAAGGGGTGAATAATTCGCCCTCAAGGAATGATTTACAGATGCCTGATCGCTGCTGGGTAGACGAGGTAGCGACGGCGCTGGCGGAGGGACGGGTGTTGCTGTATCGCCAGCGGATTGTGACGCGCGGGGGATTGCAGCGCTTTGAGGTTTTGGCGCGGTTGATGGTGGAGGGGCAAGTATTGAACCCTGTTGTGTGGATGCCTGCGCTGGAGGGAGAACCGGATTTGTTTCGCGAGTTTGACTTGTGGGCATTGCGAAGCGCGCTGGAGCGAGGACTAGATTCGCGAGAGCAGGTGTGGATTAACGTCTGTGGACACTCGGTGACGACGGGGTTTGCGGCACTGGTGGGGAAGCTGCTGGACAAGCACAGCCTGCCCGCTCGCCAACTGTGCGTGGAGATAACTGAATCGGTGGCGATGGGGCATGGCTACCGACAGGAGCTGCGGAATCTGAGAGCACTGGGAATCGACATCGCGATCGATGACTTGGGCGCGGGACACAGCAACCTAAAAAGCCTAGAGGCCCTGCCCTACAACTGGCTCAAGATTGACGGGGGGCTGTTGGCTTCGCCCCGAAAATTGAAGGTTGCCAAGCACCTCTGCCTGCTGGGCAAGGAATTGGGGATGGGCGTAGTGGCTGAATGGGTAGAGACCCCACATCAGGCGATGCTGCTGTGGGGATGGGGCTGTGATGGTCTGCAAGGATTTAATGTGCCGAAAGTTGGCGAGGGACGCCCAAAGCGCTGGGGCTAGGTGCTTGTGGGGTGGTAGGAAGTGGGGGCATGAGCTATAAGGGCGATGGCCAGTGATGGCTGCTCTCCCTGCTTTGAGGTGTGTATGAAACGATTATGGAAAATGTGCTTGGCATTGCTGGCCGCGCTCGGGCTGATCGCGGCCCCGGCTGTGGCTGACAACAGCGGCGATGAGTTTCCCGGTCAGCGGCAGGGTGGGGGTACCCATGTGGCGAACCCGCTGGAGGCCGACAACGCGGAGTAGTCGCGTGTGAAAACTGAATAGACGGCCACGGCCCCCGGCGAATGCTGGGGGCTTTTTGGTGCATTGCTTGCGCTATGTACCCTACGGGGTGGAAACCTTGAAGTAGAGGTAGTCGGGGAAGGAGTCGGCGGAAACGTACTTGCCACTGGCGATCACTTGTTTGCTGGGCTTGTTGTTGACGGTGATCCAGTCGGCTTTGTTGTTGATGTAGACGACCTCGACCCAGTTGTCGCCGTAGGTGAGTTTGGGGCAGGGGCAGGGCGTATTGGAGGGGGTGGCTTGCTCGATCGCAGTGGGCTGACCGAGGATGGCCGCAACGGCCTCGGGAGATTGCCCTGCAATGTCGGCGACATCAAGGTCGGGCGATGCTGGTGCGTCGATGGCGGTGGGCTCGCTACCACCACCATTGAGGTGGTTGACAATGACGGCAGGGCCGAGGATGGCAAGACAGAGGGCTGGGACAATGAAAAGCCATTTGCGCATGATGAATTCCTAAGAGCATATTCCTATTAAGCCCCAAGTGGGACGGTGAATTGCGCGATCGCACCCTATGGTTGCTGGTTTTACAGCTTGCTGATGTCTTCGGTGCTGCTGGCGAGACACTGAATGGCTTGGGCCAGGTGCAAGATGGCGAGGCTGTTGAGCTCTGTTTGCTTTTCGGAGGCCAGGGTTAAGGCTTGGTCTTGTAGGGCTTCGATGAGCTGGAGCTGTTTGTCTTTACGGGTTTTGGCGGCCATCTCTTCTTGGTCGATATCGATAAGGGTTTGCATGGGCTTTGCCTCGCTAGAATAGGGTGCAAAGCCTTGGAACAGCTTTAATTTTAAGCCCCACACCGGATACCGATGCGGGGCTTTTTGATGCAGGGCTGCGCGAATGCATCTGCGATTTTTTACAGGATTGCATAAAAAATCAGAACCATTGCAGTGAAAGGGATGCAGCGTATCGCTTACGCTTTGTCGTCTGGGTCTTCAAACGATTTGTAATGGTCCATGATGTTTACGACGTTGGAGGCGAATTTATCTTGTTCGTACACCAAGTCTTGGATAATTTCAATCCTTTGACCAAAGCCATCCCAAGCCATTGCTAGCTTTGCCGCCTGGTTCCCAGCTTCCTTTTGATAATCCTCTTTGTGTGAGTTAGCCTCAATCCAGAATGACTGAAGGGCGGCTGAAACCTTGCGTAAACAGAAGGCTGTGTTCAGGCAGAATTCAGCGACCTCGTTAAAATCATTTTTCGGCGATGATTCGTAATCATCTACCTTTTCGGACATTGAGTCTTCCCACTCTTTTTGAAGCTTGACAATCACTTGACGGGTGTACCGCCCTTGAGGATTGTCGGCTAGCAGGCAAAGATCACTGAGGCCATGAACGCTAAGCAAGTAAACGACCCTGCCTGGGTTAGAATTTTCAACTTCAAGCGTGTCTAGGGAAAAACGGCAATAGTCTAGGTCTGGGGTCAAGTGCCTTTGCACAAGACTGATAGCAGCATCCATCGACGTGGTGCCAGTGATCTGCCAGATTGTACTAAGCCTAAAAGGGAACGAAGATCTAGAAGCAATAGACTTTCTGATTTTGTGGAGGTCTATTTCGAAATCAAGTGGTTGGTCGAAGTCCATAATGAAACCTAGTAAGAACACATGAACTATAGCCCTGATATTTGTCTAATGGCAAGCCAGGGCTATTTCTTTGGCTGAAAGGGTTGATATACAAGGGCTTAAACGCTCTTAAACGGTGAAAGCCCCGCTGAGGTGATCAGGGGGGCTTTTGAGTGTGACAGTTGAGTGGTTTTTAGGAAGCTTTCTGTTCGGAGTTCGGAGTTTGGAGTTCATGAAAGATCGAACAACTCCGAACAACTCCGAACAACTCCGAACTAACTCCGAACTAACTCCGAACTAACTCCGAACTAACTCCGAACTAACTCCGAACTAGCCAGTAAGTGAGCGCGCGTAATTTAAACAGTAGATACCACCGGGCATCAGCCGTTATAGGATCCTCCGTCTTCCGCTGCCATCATGGTGGAGTTACTCCGAGGCTGACATTGGACGTTACCTATCAATGAGAAGTAGTAGGCCTGCTCTTCGGGGCTTAACGCTTGAATTACTTTTTGCAGGTTAATTACAGAAAGACTGGCACCACCGTTCTTGAACTCGCTGATTTGAGAGGGATTAACCCCGGTCTTGCGCCCCAACTTGGCTCCGCTAATGCGGAACTCAAACATCGTTCTGCGTAGAGCTTCCCCAAAATCCATCGAATTAATTCCTAGTTCTTGAATTAATTCAATTAAACACGAATAAATCTAAGGCGACAATCGATCACCTGTACTAGACTTTCTCAACATTTTGTTTTGTCCGTATAAGCACTTGACAAATTCACTCGAAGGTCTTTAGATGTATTCAACACATTCGATCAGATCGAATATCATGCAAATAACCGAAGAGCATATTCGGCGTGCCCTCGCCAGACAAATAGCCCTCATCTTCGATACCAGCGAGCAGACCGTATCTAACTGGAGACTGGGTAGAAACCATCCTTCTGGGCGGATGCTGCAAAGAGCCTGTCAGCGCACTGGTATTCCAAAGGATGTCCTCATTCGAGGATTAGACTTGCGCGCCCGTGATGCTGATCGAGATCAGGAGGTTCGAGGGTTTTTGGATGAAGAGCTTGCAAAGATTTTGGACGGGCAAGCCGCCTGAATTCAGTAGGAATGCAGAACGATGGATAGAATCGACGTCGAAGGTAGGCTATGAAGCTTTGGTTTACAAGTAAGGAGCTTGCTGAGATCCAACCCCCTGGGTTGCCTGGTACTGAAAGAGGCATTCAGAAACGGTTTAAGCCGTTGTTGGGAAAGCTTGAGAAAGAGGGCAAGGTTCGCAAGCGCCAAGGTCGGGGTGGTGGCTGGGAGTATCACATCAGTTGCCTCCCTCCGGAGACGCAAGAGTATTTACTAACGCGCGGCATCGATGTCGATGCCGACGGTAACGCCACATATATAGATGTGGTGGCAACAGAAATTAGACCTGATGTGCAGGCCAGCCCTGCCGTGGACGCTACACGGGTAACTGCGACCTCTGCCCCCACGGAGCCTGCACAGATGGCCGATCGCGTACCTGCACCTGATTCCTCGCGATCGGTTTCCTCTTTGGCCCTCACCCCCAGCCCCTCTCCCAAAACTGGGAGAGGGGGGCAAGACTCAACAATTCGCGCGATTGTGCGGGTGACGATACCTGAAGAGGAGCCGACGGGCATCCCCAAACGGGAGCGGGTCGCGATCGCCCGAGCGGCTTATATTCAAGCTCAGCTCGAATATTGCGCTGACAGGGGCATCCCTGCGGTGGACTGCGAGTATGAGTTTTGCCAACAGTTAAAGGCGGGTTTAGTACGCGTTTATGGCTGGGTTAGACGCCTGCAAAAACCGCCGAGTCGGTCTTCGCTGTGCCGCTGGAAGACGGAGGCGAGGCAAGAAAACCTGCTGGGCATGGCCCCAGGGCAGAAGACTGGGCGTCCGAGCGTATTTGCAGAGAACGAAATCCTGGCGGGGTTTGTGATTGCGGCGGTGTGCAAGTGGCCCCACGTGAAATACAGCCATTTATATAGAGTGGTGCGCGATCGCTTTCCCAACTTAGAGGCCACCGAGCCGACGGTGCGGCGATTTGTGCAGCGCTGGAAGCAGGAAAATAAGGGCACCTTTGCCCTGCTGTGCAATCCTGACGATTGGAAGAATCGCTTCTTACCGGCCTTTGGTTCTTACTCTGAAGGGGTGACGGCGCTGAATGACCTGTGGGAGCTGGACAGCACCCCGGCTGATGTGATGCTCGCCGATGGCCGCTACGCGATCGTGGGCTGCATTGATGTCTACAGCCGACGGGCGAAACTGCTCGTGACCAAGACCTCGAAGGCGGTGGCGATCATCGCCCTGCTGCGACGCTGCATCCTGGATTGGGGCGTGCCCCGTGCGGTGAAAACTGACAACGGGAAGGACTACACGGCCTTCCACATTCAGCACACGCTGGAGGCGTTGCAGATTGACCATCGGCTGTGTCAGCCGTTTAGCCCGGAACAGAAGCCCCATGTGGAACGCTTTTTAGGCACGTTTTTACACGACTTTTTAGAGTTATTGCCCGGCTATATTGGGCACTCGGTGGGCGATAGAAAGAAAATTGAGAGCCGGAAATCGTTTGCCGAGCGCTTTGGCGACAAGGCGATCGAGGTCAACCTTGACCTGAAAACCTTTCAAGCCTTTTGCGACAACTGGTGTGAGGGCGATTATGACAACGAAGTCCACGGGACGACGGGTAAGTCGCCTGCTCAGATGGCGGTGGGGCAGCCCATTCGCACGATTGAAAACGAACGCCAGCTAGACCTGCTGATGGCCGAGACGGCGACCCGAACCGTTCAGAAGAAAGGCATCAAGATCGAGGGGCGCTGGTTTATTGCGCCAGATCTGGCCCCCCGCATTGGCGAACAAGTGCATCTGCGACTGCCGCAGGATGCGGGCATCGTCTACGTCTTTACCGATCCGAGCTGTACCGAATTTATTTGTGTGGCGGAGGACCCCGATTGCACTGGTGCGAATCGCCAGGAGATTGCCCGCAAGGCGAAGCTGTGGCGCAAACAGCAGGCCGAAGCCGTGAGAAATATTCGCAAGCTGATCAAGGAGACGAACCTGGACGAAGTGCCGATGGAGATGGTAGAGGCCAGCCGTCAAGCTGCCGCCAAAATCGAGGTGCTACCAGGGCAGAAAGAGTTGGCGCAGTTGCCAGCTTCGTCGGCTCAGGCGGTAGATCAATATCTGACGATGACCAGCCCACAGGAGCCGATACCGCTGACGCCCGTTGAGCGACAGCACATCGAGAAACGGGAACAGGCCAAAGCCCAGCAAGAGGCGAAGCAAAACAGCCTGACGCCCATGCAGCGCGAGATGATCAAAGACTTTCCTGGCTGGTTTGACCGGGAAATTTTTAACCCCTTGTATCTGGAAAAGCGAACGGTGGAAAGCCTGCGGCCTGAAGTGCAGGCGTACATCGCCAAGCAAAAAGAAGAGGGGTGGTTTCAGGGGCATTGGAAAGAAGCGATGTCGCGATACAACTATCGCACCACCCCACCCAAAGCCATGTAAAAACCCCTGCCCCAAGTGGGGCAGAGGCTTAGTCAAAGCTATGTAATTCGAGTATACGACATGAAAAACATCGTAGTGCAAACCCAAAATGTGGCGCGGCTGATTGCCGCCCATGCCGCCCTCAAGGAATCGGGCTATCAATTGCCGAAGATAGGGCTGGTGCATGGCCTGGCGGGGGCGGGAAAAACGACCGCGATCGCCCATCTGAGCCAGACCGAAGGCGGGTGCTTTGTGCGGGCCACCGCCGTGTGGACCCCCAAGGCCATGCTGCAAGCCATTTTGCGGGAACTAGAACGTGAAGATATTGCTGGCAACAACCAGACCAAGCTGGATGAAGTCATCAAGCGCCTGGCGATCATGAACCAACCGCTATTTGTGGACGAGGCTGATTACCTATTTCAGCGACCCGCCACGCTGGACATCTTGCGCGACATCCACGACCAGGCTGGGGTGCCCCTATTTCTAATCGGGATGGAGCGCATTAGCCGTAAGGTCAACAGTCGCGAGCTGGTAGCTAGCCGAGTGGCTCAAGAGATCAAGTTCAGCCCGTTGGATCTGGCTGATACGCGGTTGGTGGCTGATACCCTTTGCGACCTGGAGCTCTCCGACGATCTGTTGGCGGACCTGCATCAACGGGCGCAGGGCAGCATTCGTCGGATCACAGTGGGGCTCTCAGTCATTGAAGGCTTTGGCCGCCAGATGGGCCTACACAGCATTGACCTGGAAGCTTGGAAATCGGCTGGCCGTCCCTACTTCCTAGAGCGCTAGACCTTTCCCCGAATCATCGAACACCTTACCCCCAGATGACCGATGACAACTTACCGAAAGATACGAACTCAAAGAAAAACGGCAGAAGCCAAACTGTTGATTTGGTCCACCATTCGCAGACTCAAAGACTTCCGCATTCCGCCGTTGGCGGAACGGCTAGAACTGCCAGACCGCACTGTATACGACTACATCAATTACTTAGAGCGCATCCAATATGTGCGGCAACTGGATGAATACGATCGCCGAGGGCAACGGGGCAACTCTGCCACCTATCGCCTGGAATACGACACGGGCATGTATCCCCCTTATGAAAGTAAGGGCCAGTTGATCGATCCGAATTTGCGGCCTGAGTTACGGGCTAAGCGCGAGAAGTTGTGGCAGGCCATTCGCTTGTTGCGTAGTTGCGACTCTGCACAATTGGCCTCGGTGACCGACCAAAACCAGGGAGCGATATCCCGGTATCTCAAGTTTCTCGCTGACCACGAATATCTCAGGGTGTCGAGTCCCAACGCTAGCGGCAAGGCCGGTAGCTGGATTACCTACTTCCTGATCAACGATACCGGGCCGCTGGCTCCGATGCGTCGGCGCGATGGTTCCCTGTATGACCCGAACGAAGACCTCAAAGAAATTAAGGAGAGAGCACTATGCCGTTGATCACAAGACAACCCAAATTTCTCAATAGTGAACTGGTGCTGGGCCAGCTAAAAAGCCCTGGCGAGATTGCTGCATTGATCCGGTATTGGGATACCGAATGGAGCAATTTGCGGGCAGCTTTGGCCGGCACTCAGGGGGCAGAGCGGCAGGCTTTGCTGCGATCAGCCGACATGGCGGCAACTATCGCCTTTCGGCTGGAAGACGTATTAAAGGATCGGAAACGGCACAACCCCAATCGATTGCGGGGATTGCTGAAAACGGCGATTCGCGAACGGTTTGCCGATGGCGAGGTAGCTCTGCTGCCAGCAGCGGCGCAGGCAATGCGGCTGCTGGCAGCAGAGCTACAGTCTGGAGCAACAAGACAGATGTTGGCAGCTGAGCTGGAGGTTTCGCCCTCTTATTTCAGCTCAGTCGTGAATTTCAAGTTGCCATTTAGCGACAAGTTTGCGCAGAAGGTGATCGATACCTACGGCGCTGAGTAGAGAAAAGCCACGTCGCGGCAACGACGTGGCGGCTTGACCATCGCGGGGGCGAGAGTCCCCGCCCCTAAGGAGTTTCACGATGGACACATTAACGATATCGGGGATTGACCCCACAATCCAAAAGATAGGAAGAATCTACGATCGCCCCTCTCGCGGGAGCGGCGATGCGTTCCTCACGACGGAACGTCCCAAAAATTGGGCTCTGGCGAAATGGACGCCTTTTGGCTGGGCCAATGTGGCGCGGTTTGGCACATTCGCTGAGGCCGAGCGGCATCGGCGAGTGCTGGAACGGGTGAGTGGAGTGGAGTGCGTGATTAGTCACGTTGAGGATGGGGCTCAGCTCCGCAGTTATGAGGTGCTGATCAATCGGATGCGGTTGGCGGGCCGGAGGCCCAACACACAATCGCCCACTGCCCAAGAGGCGGCGATCACGTCGGTGATTTGTGATGCCCACCTGTGGGCGGCGCGGCGGGGTCATGCGATTAGCGGACGGCTACACCAGGGGCTCTTGTGTATGGGCTTTGCGCCTGCGCTGGAGGTGGAATGATGCCAAAGCTAACGGTTGACCAACGACTGCAAGGCATTGAAGGTTTGACTTTTAAGCGACTGAACAGCACGTTACTGAGCTTGCATGATACCGAAGGCGCGCTGGCTTTCTTGCGGCGATTTGAGGGGCGTTGGTATCTGGCTTTGCTGGAGTCGAGAGAATACCCGCCTGAACCGATGCCGCCGTTGTCGCGGGACTTTGCCTGGACGGAGGACGAAGAGGCGGCGCTGAAGCGTCTACTGACGAAAGTGCTGGGTGAGGAGGTGCGCTGATGGGAGTTCCAGTTTTTATTGAGCGACCCTTTCCTAACCAGGAGCTGAAGCTCTGGCTGGAAGGCGAGATCGCGGCTCACGCGGGGGAGGTGGTGATGGAAGGCGAGGCCCCTGTCGATGGGGGTGACACGGTGATGGTGATGGCGGCCTTTCCTGATGTGGCGACTGCCCTGGTCTTTGCGGCCAAGTGCGATCGCCTGGAGCTAAAGCCGGAAATCGTAACGACGTTTAGGGTGCGGAGTGAGGTGCTGTATGGCGAGTGATGGTGGAATGTCGGGCAAGATGCCCGATCAACAAGAGTGGGTTGAGGAGTTGCGCCGGCAGTGTATGGCGACCAGCCAGCGGAAGGTGGCTGAGAAGCTGGGGATTTCGCCAGCAGCGGTAAACCAACTGCTGGCGGGAAAGTATCCGGGGGACTTGCGGGCGATGGAAGCCCGTGTGCGAGGGGTCTATTTGGCCGGGGTGGTGGATTGCCCGGTACTGGGCGAGCTGTCGTCTAAGCATTGCCTGGACTGGCAACGTAAGCCGTTTGCGGCAACGAACCCGATCAGGGTGCAGATGTATCGGGCTTGCCGTGATGGATGTCCCAATTCGAGTTTGGGAGGTGCGTGATGGGCGGAACCAATGATGTCGTCAAGAAATTTCGGGAGCCGGGAATCGCCGATCGCGTGATGGCCTTGTGCAAGTTGCAGGATAAGAAGCCGGAAAACCTCGCTATTGCCCTGGGCATTAACCGCATCGGTTCCTGGAAACGGCAGATCGAACAAGAGATGGATCGGCTGATTGAGGAGTGTGATTTGCCGCTGGTGAAGACGGTGCATGGGGGACTCACAGCCGAGGGTGAGCGCAAACAGGATACCTATGTGACGTATGGGTTGCAGCGGGCGAAACCGGAGTTATTTGCGCCTGCGGGCCAGGGGCCAGCGGTGAAGGTTTTCACGATAGATGAGTTGAAGGCGAAGGAACTGGAGGAAGAAATGGGCAGGAATCAACGGACGCCGATGCAGTTGGAGGCGGATCTGGAGCGGATTTTAGGAGAGTTGGCGGACCCAACGATCTTTCCCGACAGCAGTTTGAGCCTGGAGGGGATTAAGCGACGGGGCAAGTTTAGCGATAGCTTTTTCTATGCGCGGAATGGAGCGCGTAAGGAGAAGGCGCAGAAGGCTCTGGCGGATGAGATTATGCGGCGGAGCAAGTTGGAACGGCGTGAAGAGCCGAAAGCCGTGGCCTCGTCTACCCCGGCTGAGGCGGGTGATGAGGTTGATTTGGCGGCGACACTATTGAGCTTACAGGCTCAGATCGAGGAGCTGCGGGCGGAGAATGAGCGGCTGCGGGATGGACAGGCGGGTACGCCTGTCGCACAAGGTCAAGAGGTACTTGCGGTGGCTTCGTTGAAGGCTCGGCTGGAAAGTTTGGAGCAAGCGATCGAGTCGCTGACGATGGAGATTAAGGCTGCCGAAGGAGAGCGCGATCGCCTAACGCAAAAGCGAGATGCGATTCAGGAAGTGATTGAGCTTTTGCGTTAGGCGGTTGGCAGACCTCGGAGGTTTTTAAAACCTCCGAGGTCCGAAGAGACGGGGCTACTGGGGACATGCATAGGGCCGTCAGGCAACCGTCCCGTTCGACTCGGGATAGCCCCCTTCCCAGCGGCAACTGGGATTGTCCGGTTACGAGAACAAATTCAAATGGAGTTTCACGAACGATGGCTGTTAAAACACACAATCCTTTGGCGGCTTTGGATAGCAAGCGTTTGCGCAGGATGGTGAAGGGCCTGGTCATCAGCCTGGGCTACTTGCAGCACTGGCTGGATAAGGGCGGCGATAACGCCTTCATTTCGACGGCTGCGAGCAGCTTGGATATCGCGATCGATGCGCTGAATGACTATCTGGACCAAGCCTGATGAAGCGACTGATCTACGGGGTGTGTCTGCTATCGACGCTGGCTCTGGTGGGCTGTAACGACGATGGCGACCTGGCCCCGGCTGTAATGAACCAAATTTTGGAGACGACTCATGACCAATCAATTCTTGCCCCCACCTCCGGCCTGGGCAAAGCGACAGGCCCAACCAACCTGGCCTTACTACGATGGCTTTCCCCGGCAGTATCGGGTGAATCAGGAGACGGGGAAGTTTATGCGAGGCACCGAGGATCTCGGGGCTGAACTGGAGCTGATCATCTTTGATTTTCATTGGGCAGCGGGCGCAATGGGCAAAGGCGTCGAGCGTTGGGGCTTTGGCCTGCAAGTGTGGCTGGATGTGGGCTTTGTCGATGCCGATGGCTTCGCCTCGATCTGCTCACTGAAGAAGGACTCGGCAACAAATTTGCATGTGCGGTTGCAGCAGATTTACAAGGCGGGGGCAGCTCCGCATTGTTACCGCATTCGCCTGTCGCTGGAGCCAGTGGAGGCGGAAGACGGTATCTACTACGTGGCCCAGGTCGCCGACGTGCAGCTCGTCACCGAGGCCCAATGGAATGCGGTTAAGCAGTTTTGCGATTCGGGGCGGTTCCAATTCTTGCTGATGGGCGAGACGACGAAAGGGCCGCACGACGAGTTGCCCCAGTTTGACGGATCGGTTTATTGACCACACCACCAGGGCGCACGGCTGTGCGCCCCTACGACTATGCCCCTCACTGCACAGGCGGTTAAAGACGAATTAAAGAAACGGGTGGGGTCGCGCTTTGCGATTCAGGCCCCAGAGCTGGCGGCGCAGATTCTCAAGCGGATACCCACCGAGGCGGATACGCGGAATGTGCGGCGATTGGTGAAGCAGTTGCGGTTGGCGGGTGAGCCCATTTGCTCGCACAGCAATCGCGGCTACTGGTGGGCCGCCAACCCGGAAGAGTTGGAGGCGGCCTGTGAGTTTTTGCGGGGTAAGGCGATGAGCAGCCTGAAGCAGATCAGCCACTTGCGGCGATTTGTGAAGCCGACGCTGGCGGGGCAGTTGCCTTTGCTCAATCAGCCGACTGATGAGCCTGAGGCCAGCGTGACCGAGCTGCCGGGGAATTTGTTGGCGCTGCTGGATGATTACTGCTCAGCCAAAGGGCTCAGCCGCGATGAGGTGATCGCCGCGTCGTTGGCGCGTTACCTGACTGAGCAGGGCATGAAAGCGGCGCAACGGTTTGCGGGGCGTTGATATGTGGGGTCATCTGCGCTGGATCAATGTGGTCGTTTGGACTGTGGCGATCTGGCTGAATATCGGTTTGCTGCATTTTTGGGCACAGCGGCAACTGTGCCCGCCAGCGGGCGAAAGGCCCAATCAACTATCGGGCGAGACGCCCAATCAACAAGAGGAGTTTCACGATTATGGCAACGAAGACTAAGACGAAACCCATGACGCTGCTGGAACAGTATCTACTGCTCTGTCTGGCGGTGGCGGTGAAAATTATGGCTCAGCAGACGGGGCGATCGTTTGCGGTCTGCACTCAAATGATCATGGGCCAGGGGGCGATCGCGTTTAAGGAGTCGATGCGGAGTAAGCGCCATGTGACTGATCCAATCCTTGCGGGCATTCGCCAGATCATGGGCAAGCAAGACTTTCTCTCGCAAAAAGAGGATGACCGCTAAGACCCGTTTCATTGCCTGCTGCGTGTGCGATGAAACGTTTATGGAGGCGGCCTATGTTTGCTGCTGGGACGCCTTCAGCCACGCTGGCTACTTTGCCTACCTGTTTCCTGGCTGCCCCGTCTGGGTGGAGCACGAAGTGGGCGATGAACGCTACGAATGCGCCGTTTTTCAGAATTCAGATGAGGACGAAGAAGATTGAAATTTATCAGCCCCAAAACCAACAAGGTTTACGATCTGCCGTTCCATGTGTCAGTCAAAATCCCGCCCGAGTTGGTTGAAGAGATCAAGGGGAAAGACGGGATACCCGTTTTACAGATAGCCGAGACCCGAGAACTCAAGTTGACGATGTTCCATGAAGTCAACTGGGGTGACGAAGAAGACAAAGATCTGGAGTGCCAAACGGGGTTTACCTATGTCAAATGACGTTTTTAAGCCTGATAGCAGTCCTGAGACGATTTCGCAGGGACTGAAGGAGGGCTGGATTGTCCCTTCAAATACTGGAGTCCCTAGCTTTCCCCCCAAGGATTTTTCTGGCGATTGCGCAATTGCGCAATCGCAGACCGTGGCGGTTGAGATTCTGCGCCCCCTTTCGCCGAAGGAGGCCAGATACGTTTGTGATCAGATCAAATACAACGAGCGCTCTAATCGCCAATTGCTCTTGGTCCTTTGGGAAGGGGAAGGCTGGCGAGCATTGGGTTATAAAAGCTGGCGAGAGTGCGTGGCTGAAGAGTTTCAGCAGTCGCAACGCCACTGCTATCAGTTGCTAGCCGCCGCCCAAGTCGGAAGAAATCTTTGCGCAATTGCGCAAAACCCTGACGACATCCCTGAATCGCATTTGCGTCCGCTCGCCAAGTTGGAGCCGGAGCTTCAGGTGCAGGCTTATCAAGAAGCGTTGGCTGAGGTGGGCGAGAATCGCAGGCTGACGGGCGACAAAGTGAAGAAGGTTGTGAATCGCTATCTGGCAAGCAAGCTGTCGGCAGCAAATGGCGAAGCGCCTGGCCGCAAGGCGCTGGATTATTACCCGACTGATCAGCGCTTAACGCGGGGCTTTATTAAGCTGATGGGCGACAAGATCGACTGGCACCAGGGCAACATCATTGAGCCGTGTGTTGGTGGTGGCGACATTGTTGCCTGCCTACCTGAAGGGTGCGTGGTCACCACGAACGACATCAACCCTGATTGTGAGGCTGATTATCATCGCGATGCGACGATGCGGATCTCCTGGCAAAGTGCATTTCCGATGTTTTCGATCGCGATCACCAACCCCCCTTTTGATGGGGCAATTGAAATCCTGGAGAACGCCTGGGAGCACACCAGTGACTGGTGCATTTTTCTGTTGCGACTGAGCTTTGCTGAAGCTGCAAAGACCCGGCGTGATTTCCTGATCCGAAACGCCGATCATCTGCGCTATTTCGTTCCGGTCAATCCACGACCAGGCTTTCGAGAGACGCCAGGCGGAGACATCAGTACCGTTGCCTGGTTCGCCTGGAGCAAGCGGTGGAGTTGGGAGCGAGCCGGTTACGACAGCCCGTTCAAGTTTTTAGTTGACTGGAAAATAGAGGACTAACTGTTCAATGGAGAAAGAAATTCAAGTGATGGCGATCGCGTATCGTTTGGCCTTATCTCGCCTCGCATCCATACTCAGCACTCCGCCGTCTGACCTGACGGAGCATTTCAAAGAGCAGGCTGAGGCGATGGTGGCGCAGGCCAGCCCCACGCAAACTGATTGCATCGTGCAGCAGGTAATGGATAGCTTTGGGCGCCCTGGTGATCCGCCGATGATTGCGGCAGGCACTTCGGCCATGCAGTTTCTCAATGATCTGGAGAAGCTACAGCGGGAGCAGCTGAACGTGGCGACCAACTACTCAGGCGATGAGGATCGCCCCTGCCTCAGCATGGAGCTGCGAACCACCTCAGGGTGCGGCTATCTGATCGCCGTGCGGGTTGAGGCCGAAACCGAGCAGGATAAAGCTCTGCTTAAACAGCGCATTGAAGGCTATCTGAAGACACTGGAAACGTTGAGGTAAAAGTGAAACAGGAACTGAAGCCACTAAGCGATCCATCCGAGCAGGGCAAGGTGAAGCACCTGGCCCAAGGGGTGATTGATGGCGATACCTGGGAAGAGTGCGCTGTCACCCTGGCAGAGTATCTGCTCAGAGCGCTGAGACAAATCGAGGCCCTGACACTGCTGGCTGACCCCATGGCGGCTCGCATGAGCAGAGGCCATCACCGCTACCCAGAACTGACAGCGGTGGGGTTGGGGCATCTGTGGGTTGGCCCTGGCTTTAATGATTTTGAGCCGGGGTTGATCGAGGCATGCCGCAAACACCTCAAGACGCTGAACTTGCCCGCGCAAAAGGGGCATGCGCTCGACTATATTCGCAATCGCATCCGCGAGCAGAATTGGGGAGCGCTAGAGCAGCGGTGGGAGGAACGGCCTCAGGGTCGGGCTGGAAGCCTAACCCAACAAGAGGGGCCGAAGGCGTTGCCGATGGATAATCTCGCTCCGCCGTTTGGCACTCCGGCGTATTGGGACTGGGTTGAAAAGCGGCAGTTTGGAGGTGGGGGGTGAGTGAGCTAAGTGATCGCATCACCAAGGAGATCGCGTGGTACGAGGCCAACCGTGGGGTGCTGGCCTCGGCCATGCCGCTCAGCTATCAGGGAACGACCTGGCGATCGCTGTCGCTGGTTGATATGGATCGCCAGATTGCCAGCTACCGCAGTGGAGAGCTATCACCGCATCTGGCTCGGGTCTACGTGCTCAATCAATTGCGGCATTTGTATCGAGCATTTCAACAGCATCAAAAGGAGATTGGGAGTGGCAAATAAGTCGGGAAAAACAAAAGCGTTTCCAAAGGGAGAGCGCAATCGGCTGATCCGCGTGATCCATACGGCGAAGCGGAATCTAGGGCTGGATGAGGAAGCTTACCGGGCCATGCTGGAAGGGGTGACGGGCAAGCGGAGCTGCAGCGATATGGATGCCGCAGAACTTTCTGCCGTGGTGGAGCGGCTGCGGCAACTCGGCTTTAAGCCCAAAGGCGCGAAGGGCCGCAAGTACAGCCCCAAGACGCGCGACAAACAGGGCGTGAAAGATCAGATCGATATGATTCGCGCCTTGTGGATTGAGTGTGCGCGTTTAGGGGTGGTTGAAAACCGCTTTGAGCAGGGCTTAAACGCCTGGGTAAAGCGGATGACGACAGTGGAGCGCGTCGATTGGCTGGTGCGGGCGAGCGACTGTAATTGCTGCATCGAGGCGTTGAAGGCCATGAAGCAAAGGGGGGAAGATGCCCAGACCTGAAACGCTGAACCCAGAGCAGTTTTTGGGTTTGCGGTTTGAGTGTGAGCGCCAACTTGATCGCCTGGGGCTAGACTGGAAATCGCCACGGGTAAAGGAATTTTGTGTGAGGGTGACTGGATTACAGAATGCGATTTTGGCTGACTTACCCGAGCTGGCGATCGCCAGCCTGTTGACAAAGCTAAAGAAGGAGCAAGGCATTGAAGACTAAGGGTGTGCCCCCCACCGTCAAAGAAATCTCTGATGTCCTCGGCGAGGAAAAAGCGCTGGCCCTGATGGAAGCCTTTGGGCGACAACGATTTACCATTCCGGTAGAACCCCCCTGCGTGCATCCCTTCCTGGAGGTACTGTCGCTCCCGGAATTTATTGAGCTATGCTTTCGGTGTGGCGGGTGGCAGTGGACTATCCCCAGCGGCGAGCATCTCCGACTGCAACGCCGCAATCAAGAGATCCAAAAGCTGCGGCAGCAGGGCGATCGCATCGCTGACCTCGTCCGTAAGTATCAGCTCACTGAAGCGCGGATCTACCAAATCTTGGAAGAGTGCAATCGGAGCTAAAACGTTTTAGCTGTCTTAGTTTGCGGAATGCCTAGAAAATCAGGGTGTCCGCTTAAGACGTGAATTCCTTTGAAGCTGCACACCCACATCCCCGTCGTGATTGCCCAGCAAGGGAGCGCTCCACCGCCAAATGCCGTGGAGATTCCTCTTGGGGTGATTGTGCTTGGGGGTGTGGGTCTTTTTATTGCTCTGATGAAATGGCTGCTCGGTCGTGAGATCTCGCGGCTGGACGAAGGATTTAAGAATTTTGATCAACGACTGCAAAAGCTGGAGAGCTTACAGGCGTCCCAACAGGTAGAAGCGGCGACCATTGCCCGCCTGGAAAAAGAACTGCTCATACTGGACCGGCAGATTAATCAACTGGCGACTGATATGGCGGCCTTGAGCAAGGTCGGCACCGCTCAAGATCGCATTGTGGAAGCGCTGGGAGAGCTGAGAGAACGGGTGCAGCGGGCCGACAATATTGGCTCTGCCCTGTTCCAAGCCCAAGACTTAATCAAGGACGTTCAGAAAGAGCTGTTGCAGTTTAAGAGTCATGTCGCGGCAGGCTTTGTCACCGAGGAAAAATTCGTCAGGGACATGACTGTGCTCAGTAGCCGGGTTGACGCGGTCTGGGAGCGTTTTGATCAGGTGGCAGGCTCGCGGCCCCGCTTATTGGAAGGAGGCGAAGGTGGATATCGCTAGAGCAAAACAACAGGAAGTACGCGCCCATCTGCTCAAGGTGTTGGACCGCGATCGCCCCGATGCTGTATCGGAGGCGCTATTGCTTCGCAGTCTCCATCAGGCTGGCCTGCGGCTGGTCAAAGATGAGTTAGTTCAGGAACTGGCGTATCTCGAAGCCAAGGACCTGATCGGCCACGAGGGGCAGCAGTGGTATCTGCTGCCCCTGGGTATTGATGTTTTGGAGCGATCGGTTGAACCTCCCTCGGGCATTCCGGCCCCTACGGCTTTGGGTGTAGAGGTGCTGGTGCATCGCAAGGAGGTGCGGAGCCGCATCCTTACCGCGCTCTACTATGGCCGCCCCCATGGGTTGGTCAGCACAATTCTCTGGCGAGCGCTAGACGATAGCGACCTGCCGGTAACGGAGAAGGAGCTGGCCCGAGAGGCTAGCTACCTGGCCGCCAAGGCACTGGTGGAGGTGACGGGGGAAATTCGGCGCGATTGGCATGCCAAGCTGACGGCGGCAGGCATTGACCTAATGGAATACTCCACCGACCCGCCCCCCGGCATCGATCGCATTGAGAAGTATTGGGAGGGCTAAGCGATGGCAACCCGCCCAATGGAAGTGCAGCTGCCCCCTGACGTGCGAACGGAGCTTGAACAGAAGCTGGTTGAGTCGGGATTTAGTGACTACGCTAGCTTGCATACATGGTTGCAAGAGCGGGGTTACACCTTCGGTCTGAGTACCGTGAAACGCTTTGGCAAGCGCTTTGAAGAGCGCTGTGAGATGGTGCGCCTCGCCACCCAGCAAGCGCAAATGATGCGGCAGCACTTTGGCGATGACGAAGCCGCGATCGCTGAGGCATCTTTGCAAATGGCGCAAGGTTTGCTCTTCAACATGATGATGGAACGCGGCGAAGAGCTGAATCCCAAGGAGATGACAATGATCAGCCGCGCCCTGGCCGATAGCGTGCGCGGCACCGTCAGTGTGAAAAAGTATCAGGCAGAGATGGCGAGGCGAGTGGCTGAGGTAGCTGAAGACATCGGCAAGACCGCGAAGTCTCGCGGCATGAGCGACACCTTTGCCGAGCAGTTAGTGCAGAAAGTATTGGGGATTGTGGCATGAGTCCAGTTGATTTTGCTCGGGTTTTTAATAAAGAAGATTTTGGCCAGCTGATTGTCTACCTGGACGACACTGCTGACACTCCGGGATTTCAATTTCTTTTTTTTCCGCCTGGTTTTGGGGTCTGTTCGGCTTCACTTCCTATTAATGGCTCTGATGCAGTGTGGGACGAGGCAGAGCGGCGATTGCGATCAGAATCATTTGAGGATGAAGCGTGGGGCTTTTTGGGTGACGCCCTAGAGGCCGCTGGATTGAAGGAGGCAATGCCACTGTGATGACTGAAGCCGCTCTACTGCCTTATCAGCAAGACTGGGTCGCTGACAAAACCCAGGTGAAGCTCTACACGAAGTCGCGCCGGATCGGCATTTCGTGGAGTGAAGCCGCGGATGCGGCTCTGTTGGCGGCGCGGGCGAACGGGATGCCCGTGACCTACATCTGCTACGACAAGGACATCACGCGACAGTTCATCAAAGACTGCGCCAACTGGGCCAAGGTTTACGACCTGGCCGCCAGCGCGATTGAGGAACGGGAAGAGGTGTTTCGCGATGGCGATGAAGATAAGGCCGTTCTGATCTTTCGGATTTACTTTGATAGCGGGTTTGAGATTGAGGCGATCGCGGGTACTGCCCGTAAGCTCCGAGGTCGTAAGGGCTTGGTGATTATTGACGAGGCCGCTTTCTTAGATGACCTGGGCGCGGTGATTGAAGCGGCCCTGGCCTTGCTGATTTGGGGAGGCGCGTTGCACCTGATCACCACCTACAACGGCATCGAGAACGCTTACTACGAACTGGAGCAAGACGTATTGGCAGGTAAGCTGCCCTACTCCCGCCACTTCACCACCTTTCAAGATGCGGTGAAGCAGGGGCTCTATAAGCGGATCTGCCTGGTCAGCAACAAGCAATGGTCGCCCGAGGCAGAGAAGAAGTTCCTCGAAGATACCTACGCCTTCTTTGGCGATCGCGCCTCCCAAGAACTTGACTGCATTCCAGCTAAAAGCGGTGGTCGCTATTTTCCGTCCGTAGTAATTGAGCAGGCCATGCAGAGCAGCGCCCCGGTCCTCACCTACGAATGCAAAGAAGGCTGGGCGACTCAGCCTCAAGATGTGCGCGAGGGCCATGCTGACGACTGGCTCAAAACGGAAGTTTTACCCGTTCTTGAGGAGCGATTAAACCCAGCCTTAAAGACCGTTTATGGCATGGACTTTGGCCGCAGTGGTGACCTGTCGGTGCTCAACATTTCGCAGATTCAAGAAAACCTCACCCGTGAAGCGATTGCCGGGGTGGAGCTGCGGAACGTGCCGTTTGATCAGCAGCGACAAATCCTCTGGTGGATCTGCGATCGCCTACCTCGCTTTGTCTCCGGTGCTCATGACTCGCGGGGGAACGGCCAGCACCTGGCAGAGTTAACCATGCAGAAATTTGGCACCCACCGCATTCACCAGGTGATGCTCTCACGTCCCTGGTACGGCGAGTGGTTTCCCAAGTACAAAGCCGGAATGGAAGACGGGCGACTGACCTTGCCGCCCTCATCGGACTGGAAAGACGATCACCGCGTCGTGGAAGTCGACAAGGGTACCCCCGTTGTACCCAACACCAAGAACAAGGGCGAAGACGACAAGCAGCGACATGGTGACTCAGCGATCGCGGGCGTGCTGATGTGGTTTGCTTCCCTCAATGAGGCGGCCCCCATCGAATATCAGGCGATGAACCGCCCCTCACCTGTGCTCACCGCTTACGCCGACATCAAGCCGCGAAACTCTTATGCAGCGCGGCTTGGTACTGCGTCCCCAAATTTTGGTAACCGCCCCCGAGGATTCGATCTGTGAACAGCAGTGATCAAAACCTGCAATTCAACGGCCTGGACATCAACATGCAGCGCTACTTTTTTGCCCAGGTTTATGGCCAACTCTGCGGCGTCGCTTATCGCCATCACCTGGCCACCGGCGACCAGATTGAGTATGCCGACATCGCCCAGATGGCGCGCCACATGGTGGCGGCTGGCCTGCGGGAGGCACAAGGCGATGACTAACCTGGTCGGCCATCTGCTCCTAGCGCTGCTGAACCTGGCAGCGTGTTCGCTGTTTTTCGGCACAGTGCTGTGGGCGCTGATCGGAGGTGCTCAAGTGGCATGAGGTACGTCTGTTTGCTGGGAATGTTTATCGCTCTGATCACGGGATTTTAACCATGAACACCGTCAAGATTTCTGCCCGTTTACTATCTGGCCCGATTATCGACCTGCTCAAGATTAATGAACAGCTTAAGGAGATGGGCTTGCCGCCTTACTTTTTGGGCGGCGGGGGGTTCAACGTGGAATATCGCGTTGCGGAAAAACCTCGATACATCTGGTCGTGGAGTCCTCTGGGCATGCGGTTATCCGAGGTTTACCTCTACTACATGCCGCGCATCATGCCGGGTGCAGAGCCAACGAAAAACGATGAAATCACGGTGAAACTATGCTGAACATCACTTTTCTGGCCGACACCCTACTAAAGCCCAGCACTCAGCAAAGCTCGGAGTTGCCAGAGGCCACTATGGCCAAGGTGCAAAAAGGGCAAGATCTAAGATTGCTGGCCTATGCCCCAGCGACCAATGGCCATTACAAGATCACCCTGGATACTCACGTGTACGATCGCGCTTGGCTGAAGGATCTGCACCCGACTGCCAAGAATACCTGGTTTGTGTGGGGTGGCCACATCACTGATCCGTCTGGGCTGGGGCCGGAAAATAAACCTGACGACCAACCAGCCCCTAAGCCCCAGGGACGAGGGCACGATTTTGCTTTGCCTGGTTACAGTGGTGTTTATTTCTCGGCCAACCCGCTGAAGCATGGCTACAACTTCACCTGGGCCGAAGCCTTGCACTTTGATGGGGCAGGCAATTATCGGCGACCTGCTTCCGCCCAGGTCGTGGAAGGCATTTTGAAAGTCGCCGATGTGATGCAGGAAATTCGCGCGCGGTATGGTGTGCCGATCAAAGTCAATTCCTGGTATCGCGATCCGGCAACGAATCGGCGAGTGGGAGGTGCCAGTCAAAGCCGCCATCTCAAGGGTGATGCCGTTGATTTTGTGGTGCAGGGAGTACATCCCTACTTAGTTTTTGATGACTTAAATGCCTGGTGGGGAAGCCGTGGGGGGCTTGCTAGCTCTAGTGTCTTCACCCACATCGACTGTCGCGGGTATCGTGCCCGATGGGATTACGGATATTAACTATGCTCAGCCCTCGTCAAACACAATTAATAGACGCCGGCCTGGTCGATGACGACCCCATTGAAGATGGGCCAATTTACAACGAGATCGCTACTATTGGCGGCTACCGCGATATTACGCGCCCCTATATCGACCCACTGGGGCAGTTGATTCTGCCTCAAGATGAAGTGCTGTTGCTCAACGGCGAGCTGGGCTGGCGACGGCTAGAGCTGTATGAAAAAGTGCGGCAGGATGATCAGGTTTTTAGCTGCATGCAGCAACGCATTCGCGCCGTCACTCAGGCCGAGTGGGATGTGATACCGGGCGAGCGCCCAGGCCGCAGCAACACAAAGGCGGATCAAAAGGCGGCTGACTTCATCCGCGATCTGCTCTCCAATGGCTTTGGCCCCAAAAGTTCATGGGATAGCTGCACGGAGAAAATGCACTGGGGCCTGCTGTACGGCTATAGCGTGGCGGAAGTGCTGTATGACCGCGACGCTCGCTATGTCACCTTCAACGCCAATCGCGGCGGTATCCGCGTACGGAATCGCAAGCGCTTCCAGTTCGACATCACGGGCAATCCCCGGCTGATCACTCCCACTGGCCCCTACGGTGAGGTGCTGCCGCCGATGAAGTTTTGGCACTTTGCCACCGGGGCCGACAACGATGATGAGCCTTATGGCCTGGGGCTGGGCCACTGGCTCTACTGGCCCACCTGGTTTAAGCGGAACGACCTGAAATTCTGGCTCTTCTTTCTGGAAAAGTTTGGCCAGCCCACGGCTGTGGGCACCTATCAGCCGGGTGTCCACGGCAAAACTGAGCAAGACAAGCTGATGGCATCTCTGTATGCCATCCTCACCGATGCTGGCATTATCAAGCCCGAGGGCATGAACATCGAACTGCTGGAGGCCACCCGCAGTGGCACGGCGGATTACGCCACGGTGTATGGCCAGATGGATGCGGCGATCACGAAAGTGGTTCTTAGTCAGACGATGACCACCGAGAGCGGCAGCTCCTACTCTCAGGCGAAGGTCCACGCCGATGTGGGCGATGACGTTAAAAAGGGTGATGCCGATCTGATTAACGGGTCGTTTAACGGCTCTGTAATTCGCTGGTTAATCGACTTTAATCGGGCCGCATTAGGCGATTGCACCTACCCGCAGGTGTGGCGGCGGGTAGAGCCTGAGGAGGATATCAACAACCGGGCAAAACGCGATAAGACGCTATTCGACATGGGCTATCGGCTCAACACTGAGCAGGTTGAGGCGGTCTACGGAGAAGGCTATGAGCCCTTAGACCGCGTACCGCTGGGCGACTCTCAAAGCGTGGAACCTATGCCAGCAGAGAGCGAAGGCGGGTTACCACAGGAGATAGCCCCCACCGCAGATGTGCAGGCAACCGCGCTGAACGGAGCGCAAGTGCAAAGCCTGCTGGAAGTGGTGCAAGCAGTTGCAACCGGAGCTTTGCCCCTTGACTCTGCTGTACAGCTCATTCAGATCAGCTTCCCCACGGTGGATGAGGCCAGGGCGCGGGCACTACTATCACCCTCGCAGGGTTTTACCCCAGCAGCAGAACCCGTTCAGGCAACGATGCCGGAGGAAGCGCCTGCCGAAATTAACGCCGCCCCCGGCGATGCTCAGTTTGCGGCGGCACCCTACACGCCGGATATTTTCGCGGAGCGATTGCGACAGCAAAATCTGTTTGCTCCTCTCATTGAACAAATCCGCGCAGAGTTTCAGCGGCAGATCAGCGAGGGTGGCAGCTTGGAGGATTTTCAGCAGTGGCTGAATACCGCTTTCCCCGATTTGGAAACTGAAGAGCTGGAACGGCAGATGGCACTGGCTTTGACGGCTAGTCGTTATGCGGGCCTGTATGAAGCGCAAGAGGGGGATTGATGCACTTTGACAGCCTGGAGCAAGAGTTTCAGATCATGGGGTCGTTGCGCATACAGGTGAACGACATGCCCCGCGAGGTGCTGGAGGCCCACTACCTGATGACCTTTAAGGCACTGCTGGAACAGAAGCGCATTAACTGTGAGGTGCGCGATCATCTGGATCGACTGCGGGAGGTGCTGCATGCCCTTGGATGATCGCTATCGCACCATGCCATTTGAGCCCGCTATTGAATTCATGCGGGACAAAATCAACCTTGACACCGATAGCTGGCGCGACGTGACCGATGACGAGCACGATGCCGCGTTCGTTGTCGCCGGAGCTAAGGGTAGTGTGCTGAGTGAGTTTCGTGTGGCGGTTGACCGCGCGATCGCGGAAGGCCAGAGGCCCGAAGATTTTCGCAAGGAGTTTGATCGCATTGCTGAGGGCTGGGAGTTCAACGGCGATGCGGCCTGGCGAAGCGACATCATCTACTTCACCAACCTGCGGGCCAGCTATGGGCGCGGGCGGGACCAGATGCAATTTGACCCGGCAGTGGTGGCCGCCCAGCCCTATGTGCAATATCAGCACAGCGACGCCGAGCATCCGCGCCCCCTTCACCTGGCTTTGGATCAGATGGTCTTTCGCAAAGACCGGGTGCCCTTTGCAACGCCTAACGGCTTTGGTTGTTCATGCCGCTACACCAGCCTCAGCCAACGTGACCTCGATCGCCTGGGCCTGGAGGTGAGCGACCTATCGCGGGGTGACAGCATCCCGGTAGAGATTGATGGCCGCACCTACAACCCGGTGATCGAACCGGCAGAGGGCTGGGACCGCATGCCCAATCCCGACCCGCAGGAACGACGGGAGGAAATCTTGAGGCGGATCGCCGATCGCTCTGTCCCTGAAGTCGCCACCTATCTGCGGCAGTTCAAAGAGGAGTTTGAGGGCTCGCCATCCTTGCCACCCCTAAGTGCAGAAACCGTGGAAGATTTTGAAGCGATCTTTGAAGTCGGCGAAAACGTCGTCTTGCTTCGAGCGTTTGAAGATATCTTCCATTCTGCTGAATTCCTGGGTGACAGCATTAAGCCCATGGATGTTATCTTCAAAGTGAATGACAGTTTCGATTTCGGCACCGTTGGCGATGAACGGGAAGCACTCAAGATATTGTTCAAGCTGAGAAGCCGAATGCGAGAATTTGTCGCCACCCTGCCCGAGGGGAAATTACTGTTCAATACTCCTTGGCAGTCAGACGAACGAGGCAGCGATCGCGTTTCGACCTATCGACGTTTTGGCTTTGGCCCAATCAACGAAGAGGGTGAACAGTGGGGCATCGTAGTTGATGGCAAGATACAACCCATTACAGTAGAAGAAATTCAGAGGAGTTGGGATGAGTCGCAGCGCTGAGGAAGTTAAAGACCTGGTTAGCTCAGTTACTCCAGAACGCTTTCAAGAGGTGCTGGATGTTTTTTTTAGCGATGACCTCACCGAAGAGCAGATTGAAGCGTGGATAGAGGAGCAACCCGACAGTGCTGCTTTGAGCTTTGCCCTGCTTGATGGGGTCAGAGTGCAAGCACCAGCCGAACGGAAAGCCGCTAGAATGGGCTATGGCTAACCTCAGCATCCAAACCAGCACCACCGAAATCCTTGCTGCCCTGCGCAGTACCGCCCTCGGTAAGCTTGAAAATCCTCAGCAGCTCACCACCCTCTATAAGCTCTGGGCCAACGCAGGCGAGCGTGTCGCTGTGCAAGCTTTCCGCACCGAGACCGCTCCATACGGCTCGCCCTGGCAAGAGCTGTCGCCCATTACTAAGAAGCTCGACGCTGGCGGCAAGCGCCGGGGCAAGCTGCGTAAAAGTGGAGCCCTGTTTGACTCACTGGCTGGCCAGGTGCTCAGCGACGGTGCACAGATTGGCACTAACCAGGTCGTGGGAGCCTACAGCTTGGGTGCTATTCACCAGTTTGGCGCGATCGTGCCAATCACCCCCAAGAGTCGCGCCTTCTTCCGCTTCCGGTTCAGCGCCACGAAAAACGAAGGCTGGAGCGACCTTGCCAATCTCGGTAACGATTTCGTAGAGATTCCCGCTCGCCCCTTCCTGCCCATGGACGAGCAGGGCGAGCCCCTACCCCAGTTCATCGCCGAGATTGAAGAAATCACTATTGACTGGCTCTTTGGTTGATCGTTTGAATTAAATGTCGCCACATTGGATGGTTTGAACGGGTATTAAACGCGCTCTATTCTGTTGTCTGTAGCATTCCACCCCAGATCGCTCAATGGCTTCTGAGGGGCATTTGAGAGGATCTTTGGGTTAAAGGTTGATTTTGCCTTGGCCGAGCGTCGAAGTCCCTACGTTGGCTTGCATCCCAAAAATCCATCTAGAGGCTCTGCTTTGGGAACCCATCGCTTTGGCTTTGGCCAGGTTAAGCCACTTAAACGCCTCGGATTAAATCTACAAAATCTTGTGGCAGATTTCGAGCGATCGCCGCAGCCGCCCAAGCATCCCGCATTGGTGAGGTGGCCCCTCCCGCCGCACAAACCGCATTGAGCAGCGTAGCAAAAGTCTGTACGCTTCCTGTCTGCACCTGAGTCAAAGCCGCTGGCAAGGCGTTGGCCTGAAGCGGCGCGGCTGTCAGTGCCGCTCCGTAAACCGCATTAAAATCAGCATCGCTCAAAATAAAGGCATTAAAACCATCCCAGTCCGGCTGAGGCGGCAGTGGCTCAGGCTCAGGCTCTGGCTCAGGCTCTGGAATTGCCTGTTGTTGCCATGCGACTCCATCCCACACGCGCACAAACCCGGCTTGCTCAGCGGGAGGGGCGATATCTGTGCTGTGGGCAGGATATAGCCACTCGCCGGGCTCCAGCGGTGAGGGATCGGCTTCGCCGCTGCCAAGATATTCACCGGATTCAGGGTGGTAGTGGTAAATGGTGGGTGTCAATTTCAATATTTAATGCAGGCCAGGAGGGCAAAGTTTCGCGGGCGCGATTCGTCCCCGCCGAAATCAGCTATAGCCGAAGTTAGAGTTAGGCCAATATCCGGGGAAATAATTCGTCCCAGGGAGGCTTGGTCACTCGCCAAATAGCCTACGCCGGAGGTCTCAGCTGCACTAAGGCCTCCTTCAACTAACAGCTCGTGGTTATGGGCCTTTATGTCGTCGGCCTGAAAACTCCCAAAACTACGCCCGGAATCGACGCCGCGTCCATCGTCATAACTTCGGATAAACTCGCCTCGGAGATCCGGGATATTGAAAGTGGATGAGCCGTCTCCACTACCGAAAGTGGTTCCGATCGCGCTAAACAGTTCTGAGTAGGTGGTTCTGGAAATCGCTGCCCCATTCGCTTTCAACCAGCCACTGGGGGCGCTGCTCATAGCAAAATGCATGACGGCACCTGAAGGTACCAGCTCAGTTGCTCCGAATTTTGAGATCTTGGACCAGCTTATAAACGCTATGGGGTCAACATTCTGGTCCTTAATCAGAAAACTGTTTGCTTGATTAAGGTCATTAAATCCCAGTACTCTGCCTTCGTCTGGAGTTGCGGCGGCAATTTGAGTTAGGACTGTGCTTGCAGCCTGAGCGTCGATCGCCGATCTTGCAGCCTGAGCGTCGACAGCCCCCAGCAGGGTATCGATCGCGGCACTAATGTCCCGCGTTGTGGGCAATCCGTTGAGAAATCGCAGCAGGTTAGCCATTACGCGATATCAATGTAGCCGTTGTCTTCAAACTGTAGGGAGGTGGCTGAGTCAGCCGTTCCTAAATACTGAGAGATGTTGCCGCTGGCGCTGGGGGCAGTGGAAACAGCTGTCCCGGCAGTGGCGGCACTGAGATGGTAGCGTGCGCCAATCGTCAGACCACTCAGGCCCGTGTTTCTACCGGACAGATACACGGTCGCGTTCTGCCCGGAGGTCACAGACGCCAACACGAATCCGTGGGCGGGCCTCGTGTTGCTGGCGTCAGCTTTGCGAACCTTCGCCCCCGTGCTGTCGTGGATATTTACAAAGTCGCCAGCGGCGAGATTTTCACTGGCCTCAACCGAGACGGTATCGGCTCCAACCCCTACAGGTAGAAACGTGGAGTCGAGTTTGCCGCTGCTATCCGTGGCGATCAGCTTGTCGGCGTCGCCAGCGCCAGCGCTGGACGTGATGCCCGCAACGAGTTGCTGGATGCCGTTGGTTAGGGTCATAAAGAATTTTGTGCTCACAGTAAGACTGCCTCCTGGGGCTCAAAGTATAAAGACGTAGCAGAGATCGGCGTAGCGACCTGTCGCAGATAGCCACTCGCCGGGACGGCTTGAGACAGCGCTCCGGCAATGCCGATAAAGATTGGAAGCTCTGTGTCCCAGTTCCAGCCGTTGTCGATGACGATCGCGCTGAGCACTGCCACCGCCGCATCCCCCTCAGCAAAAGCTTGCAGGGTTAGCGCTACTGTTTTCGCGGCCTGGGACACATCGCCGCTGTCGGCATACACAAGATCGCCGTCTGCGTTGGTGGTCACCACCCGCAGAGCAGATAGAGCGGTGGCTGCTTCTCCCGATAGTTGCCCGGAAACTGTCGGGGTCTCGACGACCGCGACAGTTTCCGAATAAGCGGGAATCACCTTTACCTGGCCCTGGTCGACCAACTCTACCGCAGACCCACTCGCACGGGCACGAACCTGCCACCGCAGATACACCTCTTTCTCGTTGCCGAGAATAGTGGTTAGCGCCGCACCAGGGATCTGCACCGCCAGAGTTTTACCATCTGGCAGGCGCGCGATCGAGCCATTCAGCACCGTGAGGAACTGCTGCTCTTTGAAATCACGTCCCAGGTCAAACCGCAAATCAGCCGTAGCAAAGTCCACACCGCTCATACCCTTGGGCGCGATTTCTAGCTGCTGATCGATTCCCCAATAGAGGTTAGGAGGGGGCATTGCAGATCTCTAAAAACGGTGTACGCTTGCGAGTGTAATCCTCGCAAACCCTTGATATAAGCTAAAAAGTTTTAGCTTTCCCTGCGCTTTGCTAGTCGCCACAATACGCACAGCGCATTCAAGGATGGCACTTGGCAACCACGCTTTCCCCCGTCGAAATCCTCAGTCTCGGCCCCAAGCTCTCGCACAATGCAGGCCGCATCGAGATTAGCGAGCAGATTTTGCGAGATCTGGTTGAGACCTTCGAGCCTGCTCGGTTTGTAGCGGGGCATCCGCCCGAAGATAAAGAACCCGAGTTTGAGCTGGCCAAAGCCCAAAAGCTGGAACTCAAGGACGGCAAGCTAGTCGTTTCTAAATACTCCGGCGTCTCACCCGCCACCCGTGCTGCCGTCAACAGTGGCGAACTCAACAAAGTCAGCGTCAAGATCCGCCCACCGGGCCACCCCAAAAACCCCACGGGCAAATGGAAGCTGCTACACATCGGCATGTTTGGTCGCAACCCTGTGGCCGATGCCAACCTGGCCGATGCCGCCTTCAGCGCTGAGCACACAGAGGATGTGCTCTTATCAGCAATCCCAAGCGAAAGTGAAGCGACGGGAACGGGATCCCAGGGGGGCGAATCACAGCCCCCCACAACTCCCCCTGCACCCTCTACTCAGGAGACTCCTGTGACTACAGAACCCCCTACTAAGACCGATGCCGAACTCGCGGCAGAGCGCCAACAGTTTGAGCAAGAGAAGGCTGACTTTGAGCTACGGCAGCAAACCTTTAACCGCGCCCAAGCGATCAACCCGTGGCTAGAGGGTCAGATCCGCGCGGGTCGAGTCCTACCTGCCGAAAAGCCCATGCTACAGGCCATGTTTTCACAAGTGCCTGAGCAGGATGTCGCCTTCCAGCATGGCGACAAGGAAGAAAAGGTTGGCTTTACCGATGGCCTCAAGAGCTTCATCGCTGGCCTACCCAAGCGCATCGACTACGGCGAGGTCACCGCACCCACCGAAGGCGACGCGGAGTTTGCTAAGGGCAAGGATGAAGATACCTCTGAAAAAGCTCGCCGCAAAGCTGCCGCCGCTGGCCTCGAAAAGTGGGGGCAGTAAACCCCGTCTTGTTTGGTGGGCGTTTCGCCCGCTAGTGAAATGCTACGGGCGTGACGCCCGCTAATACCAGTCCTCCAACCCCACTACTGCCATGCCAATCAGCTACTCTGACTCTCCCGGCTCTTACTACGAAGGCCAAGTCATCTTTCCCTTGGAAGATTCGATTATTCGCACCGGCATCAATGCCGATAGCGTCATCCTGCCCTTTGGTCGCCTGGCCTGCCTGGATGAAACCGCGACGGGTGACGGCACCCGCTTGCCGATCATCCTGCCCGATGATGCCAACGCTATCCCGCGCGGCATCCTGGTTAAGACCGACACTTTTGAAAAGCGCGAAGGCTACAGCCTGAATGCTGATGGGGACATGGGCTATCCGCTCAACTATCAACTGGCCTATATGGTCAAGGGCACGATCGCGGTTTACACCGACGAAGCCGTCACCCCTGACGACAATGTGTTTTGGATTCACACCGCCTACACCGGGGCCAAGGTCGGCCAGTTCCGCACCGATGCCAATACCGACAAGGCCGTGCAGCTCACCGGAGCGAAATGGCTGGCTCCTGGCGGCCCCGGCATCGTTCCTCTCAGCATCGACCTCTAACCCCTTATTCTCTCCAGGCGAGACGCCTGGGCATACAACTACTCTCTCAGGAAAAAGACCATGCCCCAAGCTGGAGCCCTACTAAGCCGCGACGCCGAGCAACTATTGCCCGGCGTACTGCGCAAACGCTATCGCCCCCTCAAATTCGTCAACAACGAATTTCAGATCATCCCCAACATTCCCGACCTGGAAGCGGGCACCCCTGAAGTGGTCCGCGAGGTCGAAGAAGAAGAAGGCCCCGAGGCCGTCATCGTCGCTGACAACGCCGCCGATATTCCCGCTGGCGATGAAGGGCTGAGCGAAGATCGCTATCGCACCTTTTGCATCATGTACGCCGTCAGCTACACGATGCAGCACATGCGCGCTTTTGAGAAAGCAGGCAAATTCGATCAGAGCTTGCAGCGCAAAATGCTGAAAGCTAACCGCAAAATTGAAGAGAAGGACAATCAGCTTGCCGCCTATGGCAGCGCCGCCTTCAACGTCAAAGGCTTCCTCAATAATGCCAGCGTCACTCTGGAAAATAGCAATACCATCGACTTTTACGATGCTACTACCACGGGCAAGACGATGTATGAGTTCATCCTCGATACCCTTGGCACCATCCAGGACAGCACCGACGAAACCGAGAACCCCAACAATCTGCTGATTCCGCCGTTGCTGATGACCCAATGGACGCAAACCACCGTCAGCAACAATGCCGACAAATCGGTCTATCAATACCTTTTGGAGAACGGCATCGGCAGTATCCAAACCGCACCGGAATGTAAGTCCGCCAAGCTGGAGGCCAACGGGGTGCAGTCCGGTGGCACGAACAAAGACCGCATCGTTTTCTACCCGCGGGAGCAGCAGGTTGGCTTGATCGACACTGAAACCACGGGCGACATCGTGTTTGAAGTGATCGAGCGGCACATCGAGCCCTTGCAGATGGCCCCCGAGGACTATCACGAAACCCGTAAGCTCAAGTACATTGCGCCGATGTTCAAGTGTGTCACGCCGACGATCATCAACTATCCCGACGCCATGTACTACACCGATCTCGCCAAGCCTAGCTAGTCGCCGCCCGTAGGGGCGCACGGCGGTGCGCCCTGCTCAACACTGTAGGTCGCCCCATGCAAGTTATCTATCACCCCCAAAAAGAGCAGCCACCACGTCAGGGTAAATGGGTTTGCAACTTCATCGTGTTCCAGCCTGGGGTCAATGACGTTTCCCCGACAGCTCTGGCCACGTTGCTCAAAAATCCCACATTTAAGCAATACGTGGAATGGGGCGCGATCGTCTTACCTCCCGAGGCGGTTACCCTCGAAGCTGATCCCAAGGTGGTGGAAGTGATCGACCCCACCAAAAGCGACCCCGAGTTACCGCATTCTGAGGCCGAAGAAGCGCTGAGTTATACCGATTTGGAAAGCTTGCGCGACTTCACCACCGAAGAAGCCGAGCCGATCATCGCCCTTACTTCTGACCTGTTAGTCCTTGAGCGGTGGCAGGCCGCCGAAACTCGCAAGGGCGTCGGCGAACTGTTGAGCGATCGCATCGCCGAACTAGAACCCCCTTTCTAACCTGTTGTGGGCCTCTGGCCCGCCATTCAAAAACGGGCAAGATGCCCGTGCATACCAGTCCTCTAACCCCAACCCCACCATGACCACCAAAGTTGAACTCATCCGCAAGATTGCCGATCGCGCCAAAACCCCGCAAGCGATCGCCTCCGAAATCTTTGATGCTGCCGTCGAAGTGTTCACCGAAGAGCTGCAGGCAGGTGAAGAAATCCCCTTCCCTGGCCTCGGCAAATTGGTACGCACCGTCAAGGCCGCTCGCCAGGGCCGCAATCCCCAGACGGGCGAAGCCATCCAGATCCCCGAGAAGCTGTCCGTCGCTTTCCGCGTCAGCAGCAAATTAAAAAACCTTCTCAACTCCTAAAACCTAAGACCTAAAACCTAAGACCCAAAACCCAAAACAATGCCTTACGCGACCGAGACCGAATTTATCGAAGCCTTTGGGCTAGAGCTATCCGTTGAGCTGACCAACCTCGAAAACCCCGAGGCCGACACGGTTGATAGCACCGTTATGGACCGTGCTCTCACCCGTGCCACCAGCTTGATCGACGGCTACCTCTCCGGTCGCTATAGCCTGCCCCTGGCTACCACGCCCGAGCTGCTCAAAACCATCTGTCTCGACATTGCCCGCTATCAGCTCGGCCACTATGGCAAAGAGAGCGATGCCCGGATGCGCTATGACGACGCCATGCGGATGCTGCAACAAATTGCCAACGGCACCATGCAGCTCGGCTTGCCCGCCGTCGATGCTCCGGCCACCGCCAGCGGCGTCCCTCAATACACCGCCCCCGATCGCATCTTCACCCGTGACTCCCTCCAGGGTTTCTGAATTCTCAATTTTGAATTTTGAATTGATCCATGCCCCTAACCGCCGACCAGCTCACCGCCGCCAAAACCACCCTTGAGGATTTGCTCAACCCCCTCAAGAGCGAAGGCGCACGGGTCAACCTGACGCCAGTGTTACAGGGGCCATACAGCAAAGGTGAGTTTCAGATCTACTACGAAGGCGGGAGTGGTCAACCCCCCACTCAACTCACGTTTAACGCCGCTTATAGCCAGCTTTATACCCGTCGCTTTCGCGCCTTCGTGATCCTCAAAGACATGCGTGATCCCTGGGCCGCGCTGCCCATTTTGGAGCAATCCAAATCATTGATTGAAGGGGTGCAACTGTTTGGCGAGCAACCCCGTACCGACTACGAAGGCGGCCTGCACGTCACCGCCGATCAGTTCGTTCAAGATCGCCAAGATTCCAGCGTCTGGACCTACCAGTTCAACGCCCAATGCCAAATCGAAGAAGCCGTGAGAATGCCTTATGAACCCAGTAATTGAGTCCCCGAATTCGGGCATCTTGCCCGATCAGCCGCTCCCTCATCCGTCCATCGTCCAGTCCTACACGCCAGTATTGGAAAGAATTTTCGACACTGTGCAGGTCATCCAAGCTTTTGACGACGATGACACCGACGATGCCGATGATGACGAACCCGTCATTGATGACGACGACGATATCCCCGACGACGACGACTTCCCGCCCACCCAGCCCGGCTAACTTCCCCCAGCGCCCAGCACCCAGTACCCAATACACAGTCCTTTATAGGAAACGCCCATGGTTCTTTACACCCTCCCTACCGGAAAAAACCGCATCCTCGAAGGTGCAGCTGGCCACGCCCCAGTGCTAGGCCGCAAAACCGATGTGTTTATCGCCTTGCTGCCCGAGGGCGTTCGCACGGCCCCGACTGTCCAGGCCCTCACTGTTGCCACGGGGGGCGCTACCCTGGCGGCAGAGACCATCACCGTCACCGAAACGATTTCGGCTCTCATCCCGGCCAATAGCTTTCTCCAGTTCTACAACCTCACTACAGGCGAAGAGTACATCGCCCAACTCACTGCCGACGTTTCTAGCGGTAGCGAGTTGGCAGTCAGGCCCCTCAAGGCGGCCATTCCTGAAGCCGCAGTGGCGCAAAACCCAGGTTACCTGTGGGATCGCTCCGATGCCTCGGTCGATCGCTCCTACAACCGGGCGACTACCAGCACGTTCAACACGGGGGGTGACGAAGATGGTGTGATCACTGGTGCCTCTCGCACCATGAGCCTGCCCGGCATCTTTTACGACAAAAATGCGGGCTATCTCAATGCGCTCTGGGCCGCAGAGCAAGGCCGCGAAATTTACGTGCAGCGGCAGATCAACGGCGTTCTCGACATGGAAGGCCCCTGCGTAGTCACCGCCGCCCCGTCTACGGCCCCGGTTGATGGCAACGTTTCGGCAGACCTGACGCTGGCATTCCAGGGCAAGCCGGTTGAAGGTCTGCTGGCCTAATGGAGTGGTTTGACCTGCTTCGCTGCTATGAGCTGCTGGCGATCGGGTGCTATGTATCCGCCGACGAAATTCGCGTCGGCATCCTGGTGCCAAACCCGATCGCACCTCCGACCTGCGAAGCCCCCCAAACCCTTTACGACGCTACCACCGAACCACCCACCCCTTACCTCATTTACCTGCCTACCATCCCGCTCGATCAATCCACCTATCGCCTTAACCTTCGTTGTCTCAACCCATGAAACTTCCCTTCGATACGCAACCCAAACCAGAAACCCACAAGGTCGGCAGCGCAACCCTCGGCTCTATTGAGCTACCCAAGCTATACAGCGTCACGCCGAAAGAGGAAATCGAGATCGCGGAATCCCTGCGCAAAGCTGGCGCGGGCAATGATGTCGCTGCTCTCAATCGTTGCCGCTGCGAAATTGCGGCTCTGGCCATCAAGCGCAAGCCCCAAAGCCGGGACTTCGACCCCACCGAGGTCACCCCGGAGGGGATGGCCGATCAGCCTTTAGCCCTCGTTGAACAATTGTTCACTTACATGCTGGGTGAGCGTCGCGGCTGGCGAGAGTCCGAGCCCGATGAGGAGGGCCAAAAAAAATCGAATGGGGTGAATACTTCGACCTCCTCGAACGCACCTTCACCCACTATTACTACCGCCTCAGTGCCCGATGGCCGCAGCGATACAACCGCGAAACCTTCGGCGACATCCCGCTCAGCGAAATCCGCCAAAGCTACAAAGCCGACCTCCAACTCCGAGCTTTAGAGGGCACCCCTGCGGCTGAGGCTGCCGCCGCGACCTATCGCGTCCACAAGGTCAAGTCTGTCCACCCCCGCATGTTTAACCCGGCTGCCGCTGCCCTCTACTCTATGGAGGCCAAAGAAGCCATCCCAACCCGCGCTGCCCAGACCTTTTTGCAATTGCTAGAGGCAGGCAAACTCCCCAGTTGGATCAACCAGTCCATCGACCTCGACTTTATCAAGGCTGCCGCCAATGGCTGAACGCGAACTACAGCTCAAAATCGCCCTCGCGAGAGCGGGCCTCTCGCAAGATGCTGCCGGAGCCGCCGCTACGATTCAATCGGCGTTGCAGGGCATCGAAGCGCAAGTCGGCGTTGACCAGGAAAAACTCAGAGCAGAACTGGCCGCCGTCGAGGCGTTTACGCGGGGCGCGTTTGATGAGATTCCGGTCGGGTTTTCGGTCGATGCCGGTGGTCGCCTCCGCAATGATGTGGGCCAGTTCGTTGAAGTGACGAGGCGTCAAATCGAAGTAGGGCTTCAGGGCATCGAAATTGACCTTGACTTGGACGCTGGCAACATTCGCCAGGCTGATCGCGCCCTCTCCGAACTCGCAGATGAGACGGTTAATACCGCTCGCCAAGCCAAGTTTCTTAAAGAAGCCTACAACCTGAACGATCGCGAAATCGACCAGGTCATCGGCAAAATCCAACAGCTCGAAGCTGAAACCAAACAGGCCCGTCAGGAAGCCCTTAACCTTGCGGGTATTTTTGGTGGGACATTGGCAGCAGGCGTCGGTGCAGTGTTCGGCAGTGGCCTCCAAGGCTTTGCCCAGTTTGAACAGTTCCAGACCATCCTCACGAACACCCTGGGCAGTGCTGCCGAAGCCGAAAAGGCTTTGGCTCAAATTGAACAGTTCGCCAGCACTACGCCCTTCCAATTAGATGAGGTGGTCGAAGGCTTCATCAAGCTTCAAAACCGAGGCATCAAACCCACTAACGACGTGCTGCGGCAATTGGGAGATTTGGCCAGCAGCCAGGGCAAAAGCCTCGATCAGGTGGTTGAGGCAGTGCTCGATGCTCAAACCGGAGAGTTTGAGAGACTCAAGGAGTTTGGCATCACTGCCAAAACCAGCGGTGACCAGGTCACCCTGGCATTCAAAGGGGTTGAGCAAACGGTTGCCAAGACGCCCGAGGCATTGTCAGCAGCAGTCATCGAACTGGGTGCTCTAGAGGGTGTCGCCGGACAGATGGCTGCCCAGTCTGAAATCCTGGTGGGGAGCTTCTCCAACCTACAAGACGAGGCAGGCAAGGCCACCCGCGTCTTTGGCGAGTTCGCTGCGGCTGGGGCGCGCCCGGTGATTGATGCCAGCATTGCTCTGCTGCAAACCTTCAACGCTTTGCCCGCTCCAATTCAGGCGACCCTCATTGCCAGTACCGCTTTTGTTGGGATTCTGGGCGCATCGGTGGCCGCGATCGCCGCGTACAACGTCGCGAATGGTCAGCGCGTCACTCAAGAGATTGCCGCCGCTGCGGCTACGGTCAAGGGCAATGCCGCCCTAGTCGCCAAAAATACAGCCACCGCGATCGCCACCACGGCCCAGTCACTTTATGCCGCTGCCACCGGACAGGCCACCGCCGCTCAACTCGCGCAGAATGCTGCCCTTGGTGCTGGCGCGCTCAAGTTAGGGCTGTTTGCTGGAGCTGCGGCGAGCATTGCTTTGGTTGTAGACACCTATCGCCAGACCACGGAGGCAGGTCGCGAAACGGCAGCGGCCACACGCGAGGTAGAAAAGTCGCTACTGGAACTGCAAAAGACCAGCGGCGATACCTCGCCGATCATTGGCGAAGAAACATCCAGCAATGCCAAAGAGGCGATTCGTAATGTTGAGCAACTGACTGAAAGCCTCGGTCCTACGCAAAACGCCCTTGATAAAGTGCGAAGCCTCGTTGACTTCATTCCAGGTGTGGCGACAGCAGCCGAAGCGGCCAGTAATCGCAGTCAGGTTGCATTCGGCGAACTGACTCAAGCCGCTGGCGAGGTCGAAGGGGAAGCTGTCAATTTGCAGCTAGCCCTTAAACAAGGGTTGGAGGTTGACCCCAGCACTGTTGGCGCTACCGTAGCTAGCATCAATACTGCCATTGATGCGCTCAAGGCTCAAAACCTCGTCACCAAAGAAGAGATCCGTTTGCGGGATGAACAGGTCGGACGCCTGGAACAGTATCGCGACGCGATTGAGCAGGCTACTGGGGTGAGTGGTGACCTCACCGACGCGACCGATGCGCTTTCCTCCAAACTGAAAAACCTCGCTACCGACCTGGACAACGCGACTGCTGCCCTAGATGGACAGGCCAAGGCCCAAGAAGCTCGCATTAAAGAATTGCTGGCCAATGGCCAATTGACCCAGCAAGAGGCGGATAGCCAGCTTGCTCAAGTCGAGCAGCAAAATCTTCAGGACCGCATTTCGGCGGCCACCAAGCAAGTCGCCGAGCTCCAACGTATCAAGGCGGCCACCACCGACCCTGAAGAACTGGCCGAAGTCAATCAGCAAATCCTGGAAGTTGAAAACCAGCTTAATCAGGACCGGATTACCCTGGCGCAGAACGCCACCGACCGTCAAAAGGAACTGGCTGACGATGCCAAAGAGGCCCAAAAGGAACTGGCTGACGATGCCAAAGAGGCCCAAAAGGAGGCTGCCGAAGCCGCACTGGATGCTGTCAAGGAGGCGAATGCCCAGGCCGATGCGGCCATTGTCCAGAGTCAGCAAACACGGGTGCAGGCTATTCGGGAGGCTCAACGCGACGGGAAAATTTCGGCAGAGCAGGCCGCTGCAGACATCATTGACATTGAGCTAGATGTCATCGATCGCACCATCAAAGCCCGCGAAGCCGAGTTGGCCCGCTTCCGTAACCTCAAGGCCCAAGGCAGCCTCACTGCTCAAGAGTTTGCCGAAAAAGAACGCGAAATCAACGCCGAAATTGGTGAACTAAACCTGGAACGGGTCAATCAGGAAATCGCGGGTCAAGAGCAAATCCGGCAGGCTCAAGAGGCCGCCGCTAAAGAGGCCGAAGCCGCCCGTGACGATCAAATCGACCAGATTAAAGAACAGGCCGACGCTCAGGAGGCATTGGCTACCGTTGCCCTGGAGGCCGAAGAATCCCGGATCAAGGCCGCCGATCGTGTAGCCGAAGCCTACGATCGCCAGGCCCAACTGATTGACTCTCAGCTCAAACTGTTTCAGGCCCAAGCCGACCTGCAAAGTAGCCTTTTTGATGCTCGTGAATCGCGACTAGATCAAATCATCAACAGTGAAGAGTCCAGCGAGGCCGAACGCGAAAAAGCCGCCCGTGAACTGATTAAGCTCACTGAGGAGCGCGCTGCCGCCGAGAAACGTCAGCTCGAACAGCGCCAGGCCCTGGAGCGACAACAGCTCGAAAATCAGCAACGTGCCGCCGCCCTGGCCGACCAACGCGCCATCAAAGAGGAACAGTTCGCTCTCAAGAAGTTGGAGCTGCAACGGCTAGAGCTGGAGAATGAACTGCGAATTGCTCAAATCGAAGGAGACCCCCAAGCGATCGCGATCGCCCAGGCCAAGCTTGCGGCGCTAGGCGAGCAAGCGGCCCTGCAACAAGAAATCATCGCTAGCCGCCAGGCCGACGCTCAGCTCAATGCCGACACCCGCAGGGACGATCGCCGCGCCTTGCTGACTCAACAAGAGCAACAGGATGTGGAGTTGGCGGGTCAGCAGGCCAACGATGCTCGGCAGCTCGCTGGACAATTCGAGGACATGTCCCGCGTCGATATCCTGGCCGAACGATTAGCCGCCCTAGCTGATGCCAACCTGGGTGCAGAAACAGCTCAAGCCAGCAGCTTCTTGTTTGACTCCGCTGCTGGCCCACTGCCAGGATTTGAGATGAACCCAGCGGTGCAACTACCTAATGCCGCCTTTGCCGCCGCTCCTTCACCCACTATGGGTAGCGAGTTTGCCACCCCCATCGTGGAGGAAATTCGCAAGCTCAATGCAAACCTGGAAGCGGTGGCCAACAGCCCACGCAGCATTAGCCTGTCTACCCCCAGCCCCTATCAAGATTTGAGTCGCGTGCTCGGCGCGATCGCCGACCAACAAACAGCGGGGGTTAACGCATGACCGCTAACGCCCTAGAAATCATCCATGTCGGCCTCACCGCCAGCCTGACGCGGCCCGCTCGCAACAACCACCCCCGCGAGCAACCCGAGCTGCCCCAAATAGATCGCACCACCTTCGGCGCGGTCACCCGCGACGGCCTCAGCTATGAACCGCCCCATATTTGGGATGGCGCGTTTATCGTCAACCTGGCCACCCGCGACATCCTGATCGTGCAGCACTCCGCTTGGCGGGATGCCCCTACCAGCTTCCCGATTTACGACACCATCACCCCATACAGCGAGGCGACGCAAACCCGCGCCGCTGTCCCTGGCACCACCCCTGCGACCCTTGGCGGGCGCGCTTTGTATTACCCCCAATTCAAAGGCGAATTCCAGGGATCGCTTAAGATCACCGATTTGGGAAACGCTTGGTATCAGGTCAACTTTCAACTTATTGAGACGGAGGTTGTCCCCGTCCCATGACCGTGAATGACATTGCCGCCAAACCCGTCCAAGTGCTGGTCAACAACGGCACCAACAACCTCGACTGCTCCAGCATCTTCCAATCCTTCAACTTGCAAAGCGACGAATGGAGCCCCGAAGGCTGGTGGCGACCCACCGCCACCCTCACTCTCGCGGCCAATAACCCCAGCTTTGCCGAGTCCCTGGATGCTCGGCTCAATCCCTCCCGCTGGGCACCCGATAACCTGGTCAGTGTTGCCGTTGACTTTGGCTCTGGCTGGGTACCCATCCCCTGCCGCCTCAAAATCCTCAAGTGGCCAGCTCGCCCCTACCCCGGCAGTCAAAACATCACCCTGCAACTGGGCGGTGATGCTATCCTACGGAGCTATCGCAGCCCCGAGGGCGATGCAGGCGGCGCGACCTTTGGCACCCTCGCCAGCCGGAAGACGCTGATTAATTCCGTGTTGGCAGCAGCAGGCTGCCCCGCGATCGCCACTGCCGACACCTTCAGCGCCTACTCCCTCGCCTTCAGCCCCGAAAAAAAGACAGGCGGCAGTTGGGTCGATTTTGCAGGCGATTTGGCCTGGAGTGCCAACCGCCTGCTCTGGCAAGAGGCAGATGGGGATATTCGAGTAAATGAGTTTTCAGTAGGCGTCCTTGAATCTCTACAGCCCATCGCTCACTATGTTGTCGGCATCGATGAGGCTCGCTACATTCCCCAGGCACCCACCGAAACCCCGCCCGATACCTTCAAGGGTGTTGGCACAGGGCTTTCCCTGACGCCAGCCTCTGATGATCCTGAATCCTTTGTGAATACGGTCGATGGAGTTGAAGTTGAAACCACAATCACCTATAGCGGCCAAGGTGGCAATAATCCCTCCAGGCAGGTCACCATTCGCAAGCCGCGAAATGTGATTTTGCCGAACTATTTCACCATCAGCGACCCCGCCACTGATAGCGAAACTACAACCACTGACACCTACAGCGCAGTGGACGGCACCCTCACCCGAACCGTTATTGAAACTCGAGAGCCAATTGCCAAAGTCTTCCCTGAGCGCACTTGGGGAAGTGCCTTGAACATGACGGACTCTTATGAGAAAACGACCGAATATGAGTACGATTCCGATAAAGTGATCATTCGCCGCACCACTGATATTCGTCGCGCCAAGTACACAGGCTCAGTAATCTTGGCCGACTATCAATATGTTGATGAGAGATGGCGCAAACGCGGTGATAAATGGAACTACACGCGTGACGTCACTAATCAAGATCCTGATGCTAGCAACGCTCCAAAGCTTTCGACTCCGACTTCCAGTCAATCCCCCCCAGCCACACAATACCGCCCCCCCGCCAACACGAAAGAGCAGACTGACTACTCCGCAGAAATTACGGTTTCCAGCCCTACGGGTGGCGATTACGCGGGCAAGCCGCAGGTTATCAGCCTGCCTGGGGGGCTCTGTGCCTCCAATGTTCAGGTAATGGATGTAATTAAGCTCTGGGCCACGATCCGCCATGGTCGCCAATGGCCGATCGCCTGGACTGCTCCTCTGTCCGCCGCTTGGCTAACCAGCTTTTCACCCGTTCAAACCCTCGATTTTACTTATCAAGGCACTCGCACTCGCTATCTAGTCGAGGCGCTACAAATCTGGCTTGATAAGCGCTCTGCCCGCATTGGCGGCAGCACCATCGAACTGGGAACTGTCGCACTCGATGGTACGGGCACGCCCAACGCACCCTATACGATTACAGAGGCCTAAAATGCAGTTTAATGACCCTTCAAACGCAGCCCAAAACGGCGATGAACAGATCTTGCAAGGGCTGGTAGCCGCCAAGGCTCGTCGTCGCCAAAAGGAAGCCAGTGCCGAACTTGAACAACGCCAAGAATCGCCTACAGGCAGAGCCACGCAATACGATACCACCACAGGCGATTGGTTGGTGCAGCTTCCCTCTGGCGGCACTGTGCGCGCCCAGCTCAATAGCAACGGTGCCCCAATCGGTCGCGTTCCTGTACAGAGAAATCGTGATAGCCAGATCTCTTCAATCAGTGCCCCGCCTACCAATTCGGATTTTGCCAGCCTTATTGAGCAAATCGATATCCTTAGCCGCACCCTTGTCGAAATGATGGCCGCCAACATCGAAGCCGGTGACCCCAACAATGAAACCACCCCCGGCGTCCTCGACATACCGCCACGCTACCCCAACGATCTCTACTACGACCGTGATTCTGGCACCCTGTTTCGCTGGAATGCCGACTTGCTTAACGACCCCTCCAACCCCTTATGGGAACCTCTGTTTCAGCTCTGGCAAGGGTTCACCGGAGTTCCGGCTGCAACCGTCTTTGTCGATGGCGCGATCGCTATCAATTCCAGTGGCGAACTTTACACGGGTGATGTCAGCGAAAACGAGTGGGCACAGCTCAGCGGCGGCGGCGTAGTGAGCCTGACGACTGACCCCAACTCGGCGGGAACGCCCGTGCAGGACAATCTACTGGTAATCAATAAAGTCAATGGCGATCAATACTATGCCGACAACTCAAGCCCGCAGGCATGGGCCAAGCAGCCGAGTGGCGGCGGCATTGGTCACTATTTTTCTTCGGACTATCCAGACAATGAGATCGACGCAGACCAATTAGCTATAGGCAGCTTTTTTACGAATGAAGGATCAGGTTTCTTGTATTACCTGACCTCAGACGGATGGGTTCAATACAAGTGGAAAAATTGCTCTGATGAATGCCAGGACCCCGATCCTCCGCCACACTATCCAGGCGAAACCTGTGAATATGATTATTATGGCTTTGGCTTCAACGCACCTGGGCCGGATTATCCCTGTGGAGGCGGGGCCGTTAGTTTCAGATGCACTCCGAGCGGTTGGGGGTGGAAATGCGGCAATTAGCTTTTTATTTCGCGATTTACAAAGACGAACCTTTGGCCTTGCGCTTGGCTCGGCAGATTCGCTTGCATTATCCCAACGCTGAAATTGTCGCCATTACCGATGGCGAGCATGGCTCAAGTGAGTTGCAGTCAATTAAAAATTATGGGGTGATTTTCGTTGAAGGAAATCACCTAAAAAAATGGGGATGCGGCGGCGCGGGGGCGCATCGAAATTTGGCAGCAGCATTAGAATTCACTCAGGCTGACACCTTGATTCAGATGGATCCGGACGCCTACTTGTGGCGTCGGTTTCAGCAAATTCCAGATCAGCCGTGGTTTGGGCAAGTGCATATCTCCCAATGCACATGGTATCCGCATTCACCTATGCCTTGCGTACATGGCGGGACTTGGGGGATGAAGCGTGAATTCGCAAGGCTCGCACTCAAGAGCGAATTACTTCTAGATCCGCTTTACAGCACCAGTAAAACGCTTTGGGCTTACAAGCTAAAACGCGACAATAAGCGGTTACTGCCACGCTTTGATTTAATTTGGGGCCATGTGGCGGCAGATCTAGGAGTTCAACCCAGCACTTGGGCCGATGTAAATGGTGGGTTGCTGGCGGGCGATAAAGTCGGGGGATGGGCGGCAACTCATCCAGTGCTCTGACAATTTTCAACAGCGTACATCTAGGCCAGGACGTGGCGCGATTCCTTTTTGAGGCTAATCTATACGTTTTCGACCTCACACTTGAACACGGAAAATAGCTCGAACGGCTTGGTAGCCCCGCGATTTTAATCCGGGGAGGAAAAGCCAGCGGCGAATTTATTCGCCGTGATGAGGGTCATTGATATAAGCCTCAATCCTGGCAGTTGTGACCGCTCCGGTTGTGTCGTAGAAGTAACTTCTAGGCCAAAGGCTTGGGAGCTTGCAGAGATGTGGGAACTCCTGCCTGAGTAATCGAGACGAACGGCCCTTAAAGGCTTTGGCAATTTCGTGAATCGCCGTGTTGCTGGAGTGCTCAACCAAGACATGAACATGGTCGGGGGCGACTTCTAGCGCTCTAATCAGCCACCCTTTTTCAGCCGCAACTTGATTCAGAATCGTCGCCAGCCGGGTCTTAACAGCGCCTTTCAAAACAGGCTTTCGCCGCTTCGGAATCCAAACTAAGTGAACGTTAGCCAAACCAACCGCCCTGGCCGTTCTACGATACTTTTCGGATAGCTTTCGCATGTAGATATTTAGCGCATTATCGACAATAATAGTATAATTGTTCTATGGCTAAACTTTTTGCGGCGCAAGTTAATCGACTGCCTGACAGCCCGGAGTTAGGGGCAGCATTAGAGTATCTGTGCAGAGAGTCCAACAAGCTCTACAACTGTACGGTATATCTAGCCAGGCAGCTTTATTTTAAGGAAAACAAATTCTCGAATGGGCGCTGGCTATCTACTCAGATGAAGCTCAATCCCCACATGAAAGCGCTCTATACCAGTGCCGCGCAGCAAACCTGCATCAGCGTGGGGGAAGCGTTCAAGAGCTTTAAGGAGTTACTGAAGCTTTGGCGACAGGGTGAACTCCCTGAAAAGCCTAAACCACCCAACTACAGAAAATCTGATGGCCTCTTCCAAATCAGTTACCCACAACGCTGGCTGAAGCTGGTTGAGGGGCAAGTTCGGGTGCCGATGGGGACGGCCTGTAAAGTCTGGTTCGGCTTACCTGAAATCTTTCTGCCATTCCCGGCGAACCTGGATTGGGGCAAGGTCAAAGAGCTTCAGATTGTACCCCGTGCGGGATATTTTGATGCTGTCTGGATTTGCGAAGGGAAACCCACTCCAGTATTTGATTTAGACCCGGATAAAGTCCTCTCAATTGACCCCGGCTTAGATAACTGGCTGACTTGCACAGACAGTCTAGGAAACGCATTCATTGTTGATGGCAAGCATCTCAAGTCTCTAAACCAGTGGTACAACAAACGGGTCGCCAACATTAAAGAGGGCAAGCCTCAAGGGTTTTGGTGCAACCTGCTAGACCGCATCACGGGCAAGCGAAACCGTCAGATGCGAGATGCGGTCAATAAAGCGGCTCGGACGGTCATCAATCATTGCCTAGAGCACCGCATTGGCACTCTAGTGTTTGGCTGGAACAAGGGGCAAAAACAGCGGTCTGAGATGGGGCGCAAGACGAATCAAAAGTTTGTTTCGGTGCCGACTGCAAGGCTCAAAAAACGCATTCAGCAGCTTTGTGAACAGTACGGGATTGAGTTTATCGAACAGGAGGAAAGTTATACGTCAAAAGCTTCTGCGTTAGACCTGGATGAGATTCCCGTTTACGGCGAAAAACCCGAAGGATGGAAGTCGTCTGGAAAGCGTGTGAAGCGCGGTCTGTATCGCGCAGCCGATGGAACCGAGATCAATGCAGACTGTAACGGTGCCTGGAACATTGGCAGAAAAGCAAACGTAGTCGGAATGCAACGCAAACCGAGTAGAGGGCATTTGACTAGCCCTAAGCGTCTGAGGTTATGGGATTTGCCGCAAGCCAATCCTATCAGAAGTGCTGAAACTCCCTCCGGGGAATCCCCGCGTCTTTAGACCGGGGAGTAGTCAAGATCGCCAGACTGATCGAGCAGTTTGAGCCAATTGAATGCACTGTCGAAACCAATGGGGCGGGAAAGGTCTGGCTGGAATCTTTGGGCGGGCTGAATTTGCCTACAAAGCTCAAAGGGTTCAACACCAATCGCACATCAAAGGAATCGCTCGTTACTCGCCTGCTGTTGGCCTTGGAGCGGGGCGATATCCTCATTCCTCAAAGCCCTATCACAGATGAATTGTTGGCTTTCAAGCGAGACGCTACAGGTAAGCTCGAAGCGGCGGGCGGTGCCCATGATGACACCGTGATTAGTTTGGCCTTAGCTCTCACGTCAGCGGGTTACACCGTTTGGGGCCGATTTTGTGTCTGTGATGGTGGAGAAGATTGCCGACATAATTGAGATCTGAAAATGATCAAAATAAATGAGATCTGAAAATGATCAAAATAAATGAGATCCGTAGTGATTATGAGATCGTTTTGATCCTGAGATCCTATTTATTTTGACGCGCTACACCCCGCGCAATGTCCT